TGTGTAGAACTTCAGGAAAAAGAAAAAGAAATAACGATTATCGAAGAACAGCTAAAGAAAGCTAAAAAAGATGCGTTGTTCCTTTCAGAAGAAACCATTCCTAATCTACTAACTGAAGCTGGAATTAAATCTTTAGACTTGGCCGATGGCTCATCAGTAAAAATAACTCCATACTATGGTGCGAGAATATCCAAAGATCGTCAGGAAGAAGCTTTTCAATGGCTTCGAACTGAAGGTCATGCGGATCTTATTCGTAACAATGTTGGAGTATCATTTACTGCTGGTGACGATGATAAAGCTCAACACGTTCTGGAGCTTTTGAGTAAGGCAAACTATAGACCCGTTCAAAAACAAGAGGTGAACGCCATGCAACTTAAGCAGTTTGTAAGGGAACAAATAGAGGAAGGTAAAACAATACCTTCTGAATTGTTTAACGTCTACGTAGCTAATAGAACGAAAATAAAAACGAAGGAAAAAATATAATGGCAAACGGAAAGAGAAAAACGAACGAAGTAAAACAAGAGGTAGCACCTAAGCAATCTTTTAGCATTGCAGCCGCGTCAGAAGACATGGCTGACAAAGGCTTTGAGCAGATGGGTGCTAATGATTTAGCCCTACCATTTTTAAAAGTGCTAGGTCAATTATCTCCTCAAGTAACACAAGGTGACCCTGCATTCATAGCTGACGCTAGACCAGGGATGATCTTTAACAGTGTAACTCAAGATCTATTTGATGGTCAGCGAGGCATTGAGATTGTACCTTGTTATTATAAACTTGAATACCTTGAATGGCCAGATAGACAAGAGGGTGCTAATGCACCAGTCAACACCTATCCAGCTGATTCGGATATTCTTTCTCAAACAAAAAGAGATGAACAGAATCTAGATAGATTACCAAATGGTAATTATATTCAAGAAACTGCATCTCACTTTGTATTGAGAGTCGAGGATGGTCAACCACAAGAGACTGCTCTCATGAGTATGAAAGCCACTCAAAGAAAAAAATCTAAGATGTGGAATTCAATGATGAGAAGCGTCAAAGAGAAAAGATCCGATGGCAAAGGTTTCTATACACCAGCTATGTTTACACAAAGATATTTGTTAAACACTGTTTTAGAAAAGAATGCTAAAGGAACTTGGTATGGTTGGAAGATATCTCATGTTGGTCCTGTGCAAAATCAAATGACACTTGATGCTGCTATGGGATTCTATGACAGTTGCATGAAGGGTAATGTAAATGTTAAATATGAGAACGAATCCGCGACCGCGAAACCAGTGACGGAACCGACACAGAATGCGAGCAGAGCTAATCAAACATTCTAATGTTGGACAAATTCAAGGAGCTGTTCTGCGGACTTGATGTTGCTTACGGAGAATACTATCTCAATGGTGAGCGAGATAACAAGACCGGCAAAGAAAAGGGGAGGGCCACAACTAAACGTGGCCCTGTCACTGACGAACTATTTCAAAGACACATAAACGGTGAGATAAATTTAGGTATCATACCTATTAGATCCGACAACACTTGCACTTGGGGATGCATTGATGTTGATAAATACGATATAGATTTTAAACTTTTAATTAAACAATTTAGAACAAAAGGTTATCCACTGGTGCCTTATAGATCAAAATCTGGTGGCTTACATTTATTTTTACATACATTAGAACCAGTAAGTGCATCTGATATGATTGATAAACTTCATGAGATAGCTGCAGATCTTGGTTTATCTGGTTGTGAAATATTTCCTAAACAAAGAAAAATAATGGTGCATAAAAATGATCTAGGCAACTGGTTGAACATTCCTTATCAACAAGCAGCTAGGACAACAAGACATGCTATTTATGATAATGGTATGGGAGTTCCAATAAATGAATTCCTGCAATGGGTACAGCATTATAGAATAGGTGCAGAACAATTTCATGGTATTAAAATTGTATCAGATGGTTTTCCAGAAGAAGAAGAGTTTGATCAATTCCCTCCATGTCTACAAGCATTAATACGAAACGGTTGTGCAGATGGTTTTAGGAATAACGCTCTTACCGGTTTTGCATCCTTAGCAAAGAAAAGAAATCCAGAGGGTTGGCAAAAAGAAGTATGGGAGCGTAATGAAGGTTTTTCTGAACCTCTTCCTGATAGAGAAGTACAAGCCCTTATATCTCAGTACGAAAAAAAAGATTATCAGTATAAATGTAATGATGCTCCATTAAAAAACCATTGTAATTCAGCAATTTGTAAGACACTTAAGTATGGTATTGATAGTATAGATTACATGCCAACTATTGATTCGTTTCAAGTTTTAAAAACAAAACCACCTATATATTTTTTAACTATAGATAAAAAGACTGTAGAGCTGACCGGTAAACAACTTAATCAACAGCAATTGTTATCTGAGCAATTATTTGATCAGGCAGATATTGTTTGGCAAAAAGTAAAAGATAAAGATTACAGAGTATTTTTAAATAAACTCAAATCTATGCAACAGCCAATCGAAGGATATGATGAGAACAATGAAGCTGAAGAAGAATTCAAAGACACAATGATACAGTTTACACAGGAGACTCAACAAGCGGATAATCCATCTCAAGTTGAAGCAGAGATGTGGTATCTACACGATAACATAATTGTATTTAAATATAGAACCTTTGAAAGATTTATAAAAAAATCTGATAAGGCAGCAAAAAAATTTGAAATCATTAGTATGCTCAAAAAAAATGGGTGCACTAAACATGATTACTTTGATAAACTTAAATTAAAATATATTTGGTTGTGCAAAAAAATTGATGAGCCGATCATAGAAAGGTCTAATGTTGTATTCCAACGGAAGCAAGCGCCATTTGAAAAGAAAAACAATTAAAATATTTGGTCCTCCTGGCACAGGAAAGACTACAACTTTATTAGATCGTCTTGAAAAATGGTTTGATAAAGGCGTGTTACCAAGAGAGGTTGCTTATTTATCTTTTACAAACAAAGCAGTTGATGAGGCTAGGCACAGAGCTAATAAAAAGTTTCCTGACTGTAATGATGAAGATCTAGGTAACTTTAGAACTATCCATAGCTTTTGCAGAAAGTTTAGAAAACAAGTTCCTGTCATAGACCCAGAGATCGACATGGTTGAGTTTGCACAAAACCTTGGCATGGCCAAACCTGCATACGAAAATTATGATGGCGTTAGAGTATTTAACGACTGGTCTTTGAGAGTCTACGATAAATCTAGAAACAAATTAATAACACCAGAACAACAGTTTGTTTCAGAAACATTTAAAAGAGCAACACTACCTAGATTTAAATTAATTTATCAACAATATGAATTATTTAAAGAAGATCATAGAGTAGATTTTACAGACATGATTACACATTTTATTGAACACGAAAGCTCACCGCATTTAAAAATATTAATTGTAGATGAAGCTCAGGATCTTACACCTTTGCAATGGAAAATGATTTACAAAATAGCAGAGAACTCTGACAGAGTTTACATCGCGGGCGATGATGACCAGGCAATCTTTGAATGGAACGGTGCTAATGTTATTGATTACATAAATTTTCCTGGAAGAGATTATGTTCTTACACAATCTCACAGACTACCAAAGATAGTTCACAATTTTAGCACACACATATCCGATATGATTAAGCCAAGAGTTGTCAAAAAGTTTTTACCCTCTGACAAGCATGGAGAGATATTAACTCATCCTAGGTTTAGTAATTTAGTTGATGCAGTGAATACATTACCAGGAAGCTGGATAATATTAGGAAGAACACAAGAGATAGTAAGAGAGCTTGAGGATCATGCTAGACAGTCTGGTTTGTTTTTTAAAAATACAAAAGGTAAAACATCGTTCGATTTGAACAAATGGAACGCTATAAAATACTGGAATAAATTGATGAATAATGGTCTTGTAAACAAAGAACAAGCTGGTATAGTGTATGCTTATGTTAATGAGATCGCGTTCGGGTGGAGATCCATTGAAAGCAAAAGATGGATGAACATCGATAGCTCTAAAGAAATGAGTATAGACTTTCTTCGAACCTTCGGAGGTTTGACAGCTAACCCAGGACCCTGGCAGCAAGTATTCAACAGAAATTTCCCAGAAAAAGATAAAATGTATTTTGAAAAAGTTTTAGAGGCAGGAGTTGATTTGGACATGTCCTCTAGAGTGACAATTGACACAATACACTCTATAAAGGGTGGTGAGGCACAGAATGTATGCGTTTACGAAAAGGCTAATTGGCCAGCACATTTTGGACACAAAGTAGGATTGGCAAGAAGTTCTGAAGCTAGAGTCTGGTATGTCGGAGTTACAAGAGCACAAGAAACTCTACATATACTTAGGACTCATCATGAGTATTTCTTTCCATTGGCAAGACTGTATAATCAGTTTATAAAGGAGAATTATGGCAGAGGTTAAAGGCACATGGGACTATTCGGGCGATCCTAAATTTCGGATCTTATCTTTGGGAGCCGGCGTTCAATCTTCTACGATGGCGCTCATGGCTGATGAGGGTGCCTTTGGCCCCAAGCCTGACTGTGCTATTTTTGCGGACACTGGATGGGAACCAGAAAAAGTAATGGACCACCTTGAATGGTTAAAAAGTAAATTAAGCTATCCAGTTCACATTGTTAAAAATCATTTACACTCAGGTAACATCAAAACAGATATAGAGAATGAGATATCTAGTGAACGTGGTTTTTTATTTATACCTTTTTATGCAAAAAATTCTGCAACTGGTAAAACAAGTTTAGGTCCTAGACTATGTACACGAAATTATAAAATCACACCTATCAACAAAAAGATACGTGAGCTTGTTGGTTTGAAAGCTAGACAGAGATTTCCAAGAAATATTTGGGTAGAAGTATGGGTAGGTATCTCAACAGATGAGATGATGAGAATAAAACCATCAAGAGAAAAATGGATTAAAAATACTTGGCCACTCATTGATAAAAAAATGTCAAGACAAGATTGTTTAGATTGGTATGGAGGTAAAGATTATAGAACACCAGAAAAAAGTTCTTGTATAGGTTGTCCTTATCATGATAATACTTTGTGGCATGAAATTAAAACCAAGTCTCCAAAAGAGTTTGAAGAGGCATGTAAAATTGATGATATGATCAGACACTCAGCAAGAAATAAGGAGTACACAAGATTCTTACACAGAAAAGGAATTCCTCTTAGAGATGTAGATTTTGAAGCGTTATTGAAAAAACAAAAGCCAGCAGAAGAACAATTAGATTTATTCAACGAAGAATGTGAAGGGATGTGTGGGGTCTAAAGAAAAAGAATCTTTAAACTATCAGGAAGGCGGCCAACATTATGTTGATCACCCGATCCAACCTGTAGTCTACTGTTACAAAAATAAACTTAATAATATTGATTCTAACATTGTTAAGTACGCAACTAGAAACAAACCAGGCGAATCAAACAAAGCTAGGTATTTAAAAATAATACATTATGCAAAAATAGGTATAGATCTAGATGACGAATCAAATTAACTTCACCTTTCAAGACAGCGATTGGACTCCTCCTTCTAGATTTCCAGATCTAAGAAATGCAAAAGAAATAGCTATTGACCTAGAAACTAAAGACCCAGAGATAAAAGTTAAAGGACCAGGATGGCCTACAAATAATGGTAATTTAATTGGTGTATCAGTAGCAACAGATGATTTTAAAGGTTATTACCCAGTGGCTCATGAGGCAGGTGGTAATATGGACATTAGAATGGTTCTTAACTGGGTACAGGATATTTGTAGATCTGATGCAATAAAGGTCTTTCATAATGCCTCTTACGATATTGGGTGGTTAAGGGCCCATGGAGTGGTCGTATACGGCCAAATAGCCGACACTATGATAGCAGCAGCCCTAATAGACGAAAACCGTCGTACGTACAGCTTAAACGCCTTATCGGTTGATTACCTCTCTGAGTTGAAGTCTGAAGCTGGGCTAAGAGAAGCTGCAGAAGATTGGGGTATAGATGCAAAAGGTGAAATGTATAAGCTTCCAGCTAAATTT